CAAGTGGAAAACACGTGAAATAACCAAGTCAATCACCATACACGACACAGTTAAGTCATTCATTGTTGACAATGCACGGGTGAGGCTATTGCAGGCTGATTCAGTTCGTTTAACTAATGAGGTAACAGAGTGGAAAGGAAAGGCAAATAATCGCTTATCTTTGCTAATATTACTTTTAATTGCATTGTTAGTTTATTTAAAACTTAGAAAATGAAATTATCAGAGCACCTCGATTTATCGGAAGTTATAAGGTCTGAGTCTGCAAAGAGGAATGGCATCTCGAACATGCCAACTGCAGAGCACATTGAGAACTTTAAAGTATTGGCAGAAAAAGTATTTCAGCCAATCAGAGAGCACTTCAGATGCCCCATCCATATCTCAAGTGGATACAGGTCTGTTGAGCTCAATCGTCATGTGGGGGGAAGTTCTACAAGCGACCATTGTTTTGGTCGTGCGATTGATATTGATATGGATGGAACACAGGTAAGCAACAATGAAGTTTTTAATTATATTAGAAATAATTTGAAGTTTAAACAGTTGATTGCAGAATTCCCGGTTGATGGAGAATTGAGTTGGGTTCATGTAGCATACGATGAAAAGAATTTAAAAAATGAAATTCTTATAGCTAAAAAAGTAAATGGAAAAACTGCATACGTTCCCTATAAAGGAAATGAATCATTGATAAAATAGTTTTAATTTAGTATATGACTATAATAAAAGGGTTTGAAAATTATGCAGTAGATGAGCAAGGAAATGTTTTTAGCCTTCCAAAAAAAACAAGAAAAGGAACAAGAATATTAAAGTATAATATTTCTAATAATGGTTACGCTATGCTTGACTTGTGTAAGGATGGTAAAATAAAAAGATTTTTAGTGCACAGATTAATTGCTGAAACATTGTTGCCAAATCCTGATAATAAGCCACAAGTAAACCATAAAAACGGAAATAAGTTAGATAATAGGATTGAAAATTTAGAATGGAATACAAGAAGTGAGAATCAAAAGCATTCTATTCAAATAGGATTAAGAACAACAAATGGTGAAAAAAATTCTCAATCTAAACTAACCGAACAAGACGTTCTATATATTAGAAACTCAAAGGAAAATGGAAGTATATTAGATAAAAAATTTAACATAAGTCGTTCCACAATATGTGATATAAGAAAAAACAGAAGTTGGACGCATGTTTAAGACTCAGTACGTGGCAATATGAGGAAGTAAAAAAAATCAGTAGATGGCTAAAATAAGTACATATCCTATAGTTTCTGTTCCTGACTTCAGTGATTTATTGATAGGCACTGATGTTGAGAATCTCAATGAGACCAAGAACTTTACTATTGGTGATATTGCTGATTTAATCATCGTAGGTAGTTATGTTCCATACACAGGTGCTATTAATGATGTTGACTTAGGTACACATAGCATTACTGCTTCTTCTTTCATTGTCCCGGGTGGGTTAGCTAGTCAGTTTGTCAAAGCTGATGGCTCTCTTGATTCAACAGTTTATCAGCCTGCCGGCAATTACATGACAGGTCTTAGTGGTGAAGCTACTGCTTCAGGACCGGGTGTGTCTGCAGTTGTGCTGAACAATGGTGCTGTTGTTGGAAAGGTTCTTACGGGTCTGACAATAACGGGTGGTTCAATATCTAGTTCTGATAGCATATTGCAAGCTTTTGGAAAGCTTCAGAATCAAGTCAATAGTTTATATGGTGGAGCTATTTACCAAGGAACTTGGAATGCTTTAACCAATAATCCACTTATTCAAAGCGGTGTTGGTACTAAAGGTTATTACTATGTGGTAAATGTTGCAGGTAGTACAAATATTGATGGGATTACGGATTGGAATGTAGGGGATTGGATAATATTTGACGGTACGGCTTGGCAACAAGTTGACAATACTGACACTGTGGTGTCTGTCAATGGCAAGGTTGGTGTTGTTGTCCTTACAACTACAGACATTGCTGAGGGAACTAATTTGTATTATACTGACGTTAGGGCAAGAGGTGCACTTCTTCTTACTACTGTAGGCAATAGTGGAGCTTCTACTTATAATAGTTCAACAGGTACTTTTAATATACCGAACTATACGCTATCGGGGTTAGGCGGTGTACCATCTAGCAGACAATTAAGCATAAATGGAACAGCGTATGATTTGAGTGCGGATAGAAGTTGGAGTGTTGGTACGGTCACAAGCATTGGCACTAGTGGTCCTTTGACGGGTGGTACGATAACGGGTAGTGGCACAATAGGGATAACGCAATCGGGTGCGTCCTTAGATGGATATCTAAGTTCGACCGATTGGAATACGTTCAACAATAAGCAGAATGCACTGACCAATCCTGTTACGGGAACGGGTACTGTGTATTATCTACCGATGTGGTCAGGATTGACTACGCTTACAGACAGCATAATCTCGTATACGGCTAATGTAATTAACTACAATTACAATTCAGCATCGGGTGCTACTGTAAATTATATTAACATAAATGGTACTCCTTATACCTATACTATTCAAATGAATAATGTTGGTACTAGGCAGACATACCATTCATATACTGATGGCAATATTATCCAAAGGATTAATGGTAATGACGTTAGTAGGAACTTGTCAACGGGTCAGCTTGTACTTCCTAGCTATACGACACTAACATCATTTACAGGCACAACTGTAGGGTACATTGGGTTTGACGCCTCGGGTAATATACTTACTGTCCCTGTTCCAACTGCAGGAATAACGGGCAGCGGTGCATCGGGACAGGTTGCGTATTGGAATGGAACGAGTTCGCAGACGGGGAGTGCTACTTTTGTTTGGGATAATGCCAACACTAAACTAAACATTGGAACAAATGCAGGAAATATAATCAATGCAACCAATGTGAATGTAGTTGGTTCAGGTGCTATTTCTGGAGTAACAATTCAAAATACAACTGCAACAAATGCTCAAGCAGGTTATTTCTTACTAAATAGTAGTGGTGATTATTGCCAAACATTTAAAGCAAGTAGGACTTATGCGGCATATAAAATTATTACAAATGGTGATTTTGGATTATACAATGGGGCATTTGGTGATATTAGTATTTTAAATGATGTAGGTAAAATAAAGTTTTCAGCAGGAGCATCAACAGCACAAATGACCCTCACCTCCGCAGGTCGCCTATTGTTGGGGACTACAACGGAGAGTACGTTTATTTTGGATGTAAATGGTAGTGCGAGAATAACTGGTAGTTCTACAATGGAGCAAAGGCTTCTTGTAAAAGGAAACGACACAACTGGATTAGTAGGTACAGGATTAGTTATGAGTTATAATACTCAAGGTCAAATTCAAGCATACGATTATACAAATTCTGTTTATAAAAACATATTAATCGGTGGGGGAAGCACTGTTTATTTAGGAAGTCAATCCTATACTGGAGGTGGTACTATAAATATGTATGGTATTACTGAAATAAATGCAGCAGGAAATATTTTTCCTTTTATTCTAAAAACACCAAATACAACAGACTATTTTTATACTCAAATAAGAACGGGAGCAACTGATAGGTTTGCGTATGGTTATCAACCAGTTGTAGGAGGATTTGTTCTTTATAACAATCAAAATACAACCTTCCCATTTGTGGTATTTAATTCAACATCAAATGTTGCAATAAATAGCAGTACAGACGCAGGATATAAACTTGATGTCAACGGAACGGCAAGAGTGAGTACTTCAATTACTTCACCACAATTAACTATAACCAATAGATTAGATATTTTTTCAGACGGGTCTAATGGTGTTATTGTTATGCAAAACCTTGCAAACACTTTATGCCTTCGCAAGTTTGTCAAAGTACTTGGAGATAATGGAGGATATGGTAATAACGATGCATCAGCAGCATTTCAAATAGATGGTACAAATCGTGGATTCCTTCAACCTCGGCTTACCACCACACAAAAGAACGCAATCAGTAGTCCTGCGGCAGGATTGCAAGTGTATGATAGCACCACTAATGCTCCAAATTATTATGATGGTACAGCATGGGTTGCTTTAGGAGGAGGTGGAACAAGCATATACACCGCTGATGGTACACTAACGAGCAATAGAACAGTTTCATCGGGTGGTTTTAGTTTAGTATTTAATCCACAAACGGCTTTTGAAACAACTCTAAGTGCTGCACCCAACGATTCAACTACTGCATTGGTAAGTCAAAATACATTAAGTTATGCAAGTGGGTTTTCTTCTACCAATATAGGAAATGTTTATGGTGCTGTAGCAGGAATAAATCTTCAGACATTTGCAGGCTCAGCCACTTTTGAAACCGCTAACCTAGCAACAGCGGTGGCTAGTGTAAATAGTATTGACTTCAGTTCTAGCGGCTCTACTATTACTATGACTCAGCCTTTTAGTAGTGGAATCAGAGCAATGACAGGACACCAATCCCAAATCCAATACCAAGGAACTAATAGTGGAACAATAACCCACGCAGCTATAAGTCAAAACCTAGGCTTTTACAGACCATCAGCTGCAACAGGTATATTGACAATCACCAACGCATATAGTCTTCTCATCAATGACCTTAATGACTATGGTTCCGGTTTCACATATACAAACAGGTGGGCAATCTATCAAGACGGAGCATCTGACAACAACTACTTCAAGGGTAAGGTGATTATCGGAAGTACTAACACTGTAGGTGTATCACCATTAAATGTTAAAGACCTTCCTACGTCATCAGCAGGATTAGCAACAGGAGATGTATGGAATGATTCAGGGACACTTAAGATAGCTTAAACAAACAAAAACAATAAACAATGGCAAAACAAATCGAGCCCATTCAAATTTGGGTAAATGGCGAAAGCAAGACAGCAGAGTTTTTTCAAGTAACCGGCATCAATGACAACTATCAGTCAAGTGCTACAAACTATTGGCAGCTATTTACTAAAGTTGTAGATGCTGAAGGTGTTGAATCTCAAGGCGAGCAAGTTTCTCAAGGCAATCTGACCATTTCCGGACAAGACTACATCAATTGGGGAGACCAACCTGCCATGGCAATCAACGCTTGGATTTATCAGTGGTGTGCAGACCAACTTAATTTGACTATTATTTAGTAATTTTATACAATTATGGCAAGAATAAGTTCATATTCCGTAGATGGAAGCGTTTCCTTGGATGACAAGTTAATTGGAACAGATGCTGAAAATTCTAATGAAACAAAGAATTTCCTCATCAGTGACATATTAGCTTTGCCATTACCAAACGTGCCTGTTTATGCAAATAATGCAGATGCTATAGATGGTGGCTTAGCAGAAAATCAAGTCTACAGGATTTCCGGAACGGATTACCTAGGAGTAGTTCACGTATAAAAATTTAATCTAATCAAATGCAAGATATAAGGAAAATATCTGTTGGTCCCGACTACAAAGGTGGTGCTATGCACTACATTGTTGGTCAAAAAGTCTTGAACGACACGAATGAAATACATCTTATCAAGTATGATGTAGGCAATCAGTCGTTTAAGATTTACATAATCAACGAAGGAAATGAAGTAATTCTTTGGAAGGAATTCAATTCCACAATCCCTGTATCTGTAGAATACAATATAAACTACTGATGAAATCTCCATTCAACTTCATAGCGAAGCCCATGAATGGTAAAAGATACGACAACACTAGGAACATATCAGGGGTTGAACTAATCGTTAGTACCTCAGAGGAAGACCATAAGTTCTCAAATCGATATGCAGAAGTCGTAGAAGTACCATTAGGTTATGATGGACCAATCTCTAAGGGGGACACCCTATTGGTTCACCATAATGTATTCAAGTTTTATAATGACATTAAGGGTAATCAAAAGAGCGGTAGGTCTTTTTTCAAAAACGATTTGTTCTTTATAGAGCCCGAACAATTCTACCTATACAAAAAAGGTTCCACGTGGAACACTCATGATAGGTATTGCTTTGTTAAGCCTATAAAAGCAATAGACTCATACGTTAAGAAGCCATTCTCAGAAGAACCACTAATGGGCGAGATGGTATATCCCAATGCCTATCTCACATCCCAAGGAGTCAAGGCAGGTGACTTGGTCTGCTTTAAGCCGGACAGCGAATATGAGTTTACCGTAGATGAACAGAAGCTATACAGAATGTTTGACCACCAAATAACCATTATACTATGAATGTACTACTATTCGACAATGTTATCCAATCACCTGTAGATTACGTTAAAGACATCCTACATAATGACTTTGAGGACATCTATGATGGTGTAAATGTGTTTAAGAACATACAGGCAAGAGACCATGATGATGAGTTTGCTTTGTTTGTGAAGGACTTATTCTCTGATTATTTCATCAAGTGGAACTTCATCAGGAAGTCACCGTTGCATCAAGAAGAACCCAACTTCATTCATAAGGATGATATGATGGGTGATGTTACTGCAGTTTTATACTTGAGCGAGAATCATCCCAACACTGACGGAACCACATTGTATGATGACAATGCCAAACCGGCTTGTGTCATTCATTCAAAGTTTAACAGGGCAGTTATGTTCGACTCAAATGTTCCTCATTCTAGGAACATATTTGAGAACTTTGGAGAAGAGAACAATGCTAGATTGATTCAAGTCATATTTCTTAAAAGGAAAAAATGAAAGACTCAAGAGAGATAAAGCTGAGGATAATTGAGGCAGGGTACAAGGCGGTCAACCACCTTGTAAAGGTAGCCGAGGAAGATATTGTGGGTACGGACTCTGACACAGATGTGTCTGCGGATAAGATGAAGAATGCAGCAGCAGCTAAGAAGTTAGCCATCTTTGATGCATTTGAGATACTGAGCAGAATAGAGCAAGAGAAAGAGAATTTAGATTCAATAGAGAAAGGAGTAAGTAAAACAGATACAAAACAAGGTTTTGCAGAACGAAGGTCAAAGTGATATATACAGGGTAGTTGAGGACTATATTCCCAAAAGCGTCATTGTAAAAAAGAACATGACACGCTTGTGGAAGTATGGGTATCATGAGCAGAATGACATGGTCATTATATCCAAGACCGGTCAAATCGGAGAGATTATTGAAATATCAGGACTAAAGATTGCACTTCCACTTGCCCCAAAACAGTGTCTTCAAAGACACGAAAAGAAGTCTGAACAGTATTGGGAAAGGACTAGTTTACCCAAAGCTTTAGATAAGATTCAGTCAATATTCCAATGGAACGAGATGCCATCAGATTTTAAGGACAGGTGGGTTGATTACATTGAGCAGGAGTTTGACTATAGGGACAATGGTTTTTGGTTCATGAATAATGGTGTCCCGACTTACATTACAGGTTCTCATTATATGTATCTGCAATGGTGTAGTATTGACATTGGATACCCCGACTTTAGGGAAGCGAACAGGATATTCTTTATATTTTGGGAGGCATGCAAGGCTGACCCTAGGTGCTTTGGGATGATATACCTAAAGATAAGGCGTTCAGGATTCTCGTTCATGTCATCATCAGAGTGCGTAAACATAGGTACTCTTGCCCGTGATGCAAGGGTTGGTATCCTTTCAAAGACGGGTGCTGATGCCAAGAAGATGTTCACCGATAAGGTTGTTCCCATCAATAGCAGGTTGCCGTTCTTTTTCAAACCCGTCATGGACGGTATGGACAAGCCTAAGACTGAGCTTGCCTATAGGGTTCCTGCTTCAAAGATTACAAAGAAGAACATGTACAACGCTGCTGATAGCAGTGTTGATGGACTTGATACCACAATCGATTGGAAGAATACTGAGGAGAACTCCTATGATGGTGAGAAGCTTTTGTTCTTGGCACATGATGAGTCAGCAAAGTGGGTTAAGCCTAACAACATCCTAAACAATTGGCGTGTCACCAAGACCTGTCTTAGGTTGGGTAGCAAGATAATTGGTAAGTGCATGATGGGTTCTACCTCAAATGCACTTAGCAAAGGTGGTGATAACTACAAGAAATTGTACGAGGATTCTAGGATTGATAGCCGAAACGCAAATGGTCAAACCAAAAGCGGACTGTATTCCTTATTCATTCCAATGGAATGGAACATGGAAGGGTTCATTGACATCCATGGGATGCCGGTATTTAGAAAGCCTGACGCTCCTATATTGGGAGTCGATGGCGGTAAAGTGACAAATGGTGCTATAGATTATTGGGAGGCAGAGGTTGAGTCTTTGAAAGGAGATGCAGATGCTCTCAATGAATACTACAGGCAGTTCCCTCGTACTGAAAGTCACGCTTTTAGAGATGAGAGTAAGTCTTCAATATTTAATCTTACCAAGATATACCAACAGATAGACTACAATGACTCACTCATTAAGGAGCATCACTTAACCAAGGGTTCGTTCCATTGGAAGGATGGAGAGAAAGACTCTAAGGTGATATGGACTCCTGACACTAGGGGTAGGTTCTTGGTAAGTTGGATGCCAAACTCAAGGCTTCAGAACAATGTAATAAAGAAGGGTGACATGAAGTTCCCCGGCAATGAGCACCTTGGAACTTTTGGTTGTGACTCCTATGATATTTCTGCGGTAGTTGGAGGAAGGGGGTCAAATGGGTCCCTTCACGGGATGACCAAGTTCCACATGGATGAGGCTCCCGTAAATGAATTCTTCCTAGAGTACATTGCCCGTCCGCAGACTGCTGAGATATTCTTTGAGGAGGTACTTATGGCATGTTGCTTTTATGGTATGCCAATCTTGATAGAGAACAATAAGCCTAGGCTTCTATACCATTTCAAGAACAGGGGTTATAGGAACTTCTGCCTCAATAGACCCGACAGGCATTATTCAAAACTTACAAAGACAGAGAGGGAGCTTGGTGGTATACCTAACACTTCTGAGGATGTGAAGCAGGCACACGCATCAGCTATTGAGACGTACATTGAGAGGTACTTGGGTATTGATGTCACCGGTGTGTACAGGGACAATGACGAGATTGGAAGTATGCCATTCACTAGGACTCTTGAGGATTGGGCAAAGTTCGATATAAACGACAGGACTAAGTTTGATGCCTCCATTAGTTCAGGCTTGGCTATTATGGCTAACCAAAAGCACGTATATTTACCGGAGAAAAAAGAGTCAAAAATAAGTATTAATTTCGCTAGGTATACCAACAACGGCAGTTTAAGTCAAATTATTAAATGAAAGATGTAGTAGTTAACATATCGGCTACTGGTTTCCCAAGTCAATTTGTATCTGATGCAGAGAAAGCATCTGACTCATTTGGGTTGCAAGTAGGTCAAGCCATCCAATATGAATGGTTTAGGAAGGACGGTAATCAGTGTAGGTATTACAACCAATGGAGAGACTTTCATCGGCTGAGGCTTTATGCAAGAGGCGAGCAGTCTGTTCAAAAATATAAGAACGAATTAGCTATTGACGGAGACCTGTCTTACCTAAACTTAGATTGGACACCTGTTCCTATCCTGCCAAAGTTTGTGGATGTTGTTGTTAATGGTATGTCTGACAGGTTATTTAAGGTTAAGGCGTATGCTCAAGATGCAATGTCTCAAGCAAAAAGAAGCAAGTATCAAGACATGGTTGAGGGTCAAATGGCTGCCAAGGATGTTTTGACTACGATACAACAGTCTACGGGCGTTAATCCATTTATGATGGACCCTGAAGAACTGCCTCAAACAGATGAGGAGTTGTCTTTATACATGCAGCTTAACTATAAGCCTGCGATAGAGATTGCAGAAGAAGAGGCTATCAATACAATATTTGACGAGAACCACTACCAAGATACTAGGAAAAGGATAGACTACGACTTGACTGTTATTGGTATTGGTGTTGCTAAGCATGAGTTTCTTCCCGGTGCAGGAGTTGAGGTGTCTTACGTAGACCCTGCAAATATTGTCTACAGCTATACCGAGGACCCATTCTTCCAAGACTGCTTCTATTGGGGCGAGATAAAGACGCTTCCAATCACTGAGCTTCTCAAGATAGACCAAAGTCTAACGCCTGAGCAACTTCAAGAGATTTCAATGTACAGTCAGAGTTGGTACAACTACTATAATGTTGCACAATTCTACGAGAATAGTTTGTTCTATAGGGACACTTGCACATTGCTTTACTTTAACTACAAGTCCACAAAGAAAATAGTATACAAGAAAAAGATTCTTGAAGGCGGTGGTGCTAGGGTAATTGAGAAAGATGATACGTTCAACCCTCCCGTTGAGATGATGGAAGAGGGTAAGTTTGAGAAGATGGAGAAGACCATAGATGTATGGTACAATGGTATCATGGTTATGGGGACCAACATCATTCTTAAGTGGGAGATGGCAGAAAACATGGTAAGACCAAAGTCTGCTAGCCAACACGCTTTACCAAACTACGTAGCTGTAGCACCAAGAATGTACAAGGGTGTTATTGAGTCATTGGTCAGAAGAATGGTCCCATTTGCTGATTTGATTCAGATTACCCATCTTAAACTTCAACAAGTTATTGCCCGTACTGTACCTGATGGTGTCTTTATTGATGCTGATGGTTTGAACGAGGTTGACTTGGGAACGGGGAATGCTTACAATCCGGAGGATGCTCTTAGGCTTTACTTCCAAACAGGTAGCGTTATCGGTAGAAGCTACACCCAAGATGGTGAGTTCAACAATGCTAGGGTTCCAATTCAACAGCTTACTTCCAATTCGGGAGCTAGTAAGACGCAGATGCTGATAGCAAACTATAACCACTACCTTGACATGATTAGGTCTGTAACCGGACTCAATGAAGCTAGGGATGGTTCTACGCCTGACCCGAACTCTTTGGTTGGTGTACAGAAGCTAGCAGCACTCAATTCAAATACCGCCACTAGGCATATCCTTGAAGGAGGATTGTTCATCTATCGTTCATTAGCTGAGGCTTTGACGTATAGGGTTGCTGATATTCTTGAGTACGCTGACTTTAAGGATGACTTTGCCAATAAGATAGGGAAGTATAACGTATCTATACTTAATGATATTAAGGATTTATACATATATGACTTTGGTATTTTTATAGAGATTTCTCCTGACGAAGAGCAGAAGGCTCAGCTTGAGGCTAACATTCAGATTGCTTTGTCCAAGGGTGACATAAATCTTGAGGATGCCATTGACATTCGTGAGATTAAGAACCTTAAGTTGGCGAATCAGTTGCTTAAGATGAAGCGGATTAAGAAGCAGGACAGGGAAGAGAAGATGGCAATGCAGCAACAGGCTATGATTTCTCAGCAACAACTTAAGTCTCAAGAGATGGCAGCTCAGACAAACATGGCTAAGATACAGGCTGAGACTCAATCTAAGATGCAGATTAAGCAATCTGAGGCTGCGTTTGACATTGAGAAACTAAAGGCTGAGGCTGAACTTAAGAGGATGTTGATGGCAGAGGAGTTTAGCTACAACATGCAACTTGCCGGAATACAGCAGAGTGCATTGAGTGCTAGGGAAACTCAGAAGGAAAAAGAGAAGAATGCCCGGATTAGCAAGCAGAATACTGAGCAATCAAAACTAATAAACCAAAGAAAAAATAACCTTCCACCAATAAACTTTGAGTCAAACGAAGATTCATTGGATGGTCTTAGCTTGGGCGAATTTGAACCTCGTTAAAAAGGTATTTATTTTTTGTATAAATTTGTAGCAAAATCATATCAAATGGAATTTACTGTAAGAGCAATTGAAAATTCTGAACCCAAAAGCGTTCAGGAAGTTGAGAAAGAGTTACTTGAAAAGCATGAGCAGGAGATTAGTGGGCAGGTAGATAATGCAGTTACTATTGACGATACAAACTTGCATCCATCAGCTGAACCCACAAGTGAAACTGCTGAACTAACAGAAGACCAAGTTCTTTCATATATTGGAAAGCGATACAATAAGCAAATCAGTTCATTTGATGAGTTGATGGCAGAGCGGAAGGAGAATGGAGACATGCCTGAAGACGTTGCTGCTTATATGAAATTTAAAAAGGAAACAGGGCGTGGTTTTGACGACTTCATGAAATTGAGGAAGGACTATGAATCAATGCCTGCTGAAGAACTTCTTAAAGAATATCTTTCTGCAACCCAAGAAGGTTTAGATGAAGATGACATTGACACCTTGATGGATGATTACAGATATGATGAGGACCTTGATGATGACAATAAAATCAAAAAGGTAAAAATCGCTAGAAAAAAAGCTGTATCGGAAGCTAAAAAGTTCTTTAATGAACAGAAAGAGAAATACAAACTCCCACTTGAGTCAAGTGGTGCAGGTGTTTCTGAATCTGAAAAAGAAGAATTTGAAGCATACCGTCAGTATATAAAACAGGCAAACACTGTACAGGAGGAAAACGACAGGAAGCGTAAGTGGTTTGAGCAAAAAACGGAAGAAGTCTTTAGTAAAGATTTCAATGGTTTTGAGTTTAACCTAAATGACAAGAAGGTTACTTTTTCTCCCGGTAGTTCTGCAGAATTAAAAAATATGCAATCTAACCCAATGAACTTCATAAGCAAGTACTTGGACGAAAGCGGATTGATTAAGGATGCAGTAGGATACCACAAGGCTTTGTCAATTGCAATGAATCCCGACAGATTTGCCAAGTTCTTCTACGAGCAGGGTATGTCTGATGCCACTGAGGATGTAATGCGTAAGACAAAAAATATAAATATGTCTGAGCGTAGAGCACCTGAAGTTGTCAACAAGGGAGGAATGCAGGTAAAGGCGGTGACCCAAGATTCCGGAAGGGGTCTAAAAATCCGCAGTATAAAAAGAATTTAAAAATTTAAAAAACAAACAAAATGGCAGTTTTACCAAGTCCCGGGTTTCAGCTTCAGCCAAGTGCGGAGCAAGTCCCATTGTCCACGAACTATATTACCAACTTCAACTTCTTGAATCAGTATCTTCCTGATACCTATGAGAAGGAGTTTGAGCGTTACGGTAATCGTACTGTAGCATCTTTCCTCCGTATGGTAGGTGCTGAAATGCCTTCTAACTCAGATATGGTTAAGTGGGCTGAGCAAGGTCGTTTGCATACCAAGTATGTAAACTGTGACTCAAGTGCTGCAGCAGCTGCTGATTCAGCAACCATCACTGTAGCAGATGCAGGCGTTACCGCTATTGCAATCCGTGCAGGTCAAACTGTTTTCATTTCTGATAATGCAACAGGATTGTCAAACAAGGGTATTGTAACTTCAGTAAACACTTCTGCAAATACTTTCGTTGTTGCATACTACGAAGGTGGCGGTCAAACTTTCTCCGGAACAGCTGTACTTTCTGTATGGGTTTACGGTTCTGAGTTTAAAAAAGGAACTGTCGGAATGATTGGTTCTTTGGAAGCTGAAGATGAATTTTTCAGCAACTCTCCAATCATCATCAAGGACAAATACGCTGTAAGCGGTTCTGACATGGCTCAGATTGGATGGGTAGAAGTAACCACTGAGAATGGTGCTACCGGCTATCTTTGGTATCTGAAGAGCGAGCACGAAACTCGTCTGCGTTTCGAGGACTACCTTGAGACTTCAATGATTGAGGCTGTTCCTGCTGAGTCAGGTTCAGGTGTTGCTAACGCAGGTCTCAACCCTGTCTACGGAAACAAAGGTTCTGAGGGTGTGTTCTATGTCGTTAACAACCGTGGTAACGTATGGGGCGGTGGAAACCCAACCACTTTGGCTGACTTTGATGCAATCATCTCTCGTCTTGACAAGCAAGGTTCTATCGAAGAGAACGTAATCTTCGTTAATCGTGCCTTCAGCTTTGACATTGACGATATGCTTGCTGCTCAGAACAGCTACGGTGCAGGTGGTACATCTTATGGTCTGTTCCAAAATGACAAGGAAATGGCTCTTAACCTTGGTTTCACAGGATTCCGCAGAGGTTATGATTTCTACAAGTCTGATTGGAAATACTTGAATGACCCAACCATGCGTGGTGGCTTGCCAACCGGAGCTTCTGCTACAGGCACTGTAACAGGTCTTTTGGTCCCTGCAGGTTCTACTACCGTTTACGACCAAATCCTTGGCAAGAATGCTAAGCGTCCTTTCCTCCATGTACGTTACCGTGCATCTGAGACTGAGGACAGAAGGTACAAGACTTGGATTACAGGTTCTGCCGGTGGTGCTCAAACAAGTGACCTCGATGCAATGGAAGTCAACTTCCTCTCTGAGCGTTGCGTATGTACCCTTGGTGCTAACAACTTCGTGTTGTTCCGCTACGGTTCATAGTTAAAATAAAAAAGGGGAGTGTCCTTGAAGACACTCCTTCTTTTCTTTTAAAGAATTAAATTATATCAAATGAAAAAAAATGCTGCGTTAGTAGATAAGATTTACAAGCTGAAAGGAGAAGCGGCTCCGCTTTCCTATACTCTTCCATCAAGAAACAATAAGAGATATCCACTCCTTTGGTTTGATGAAGAAAAAAATATTAATAAACCACTCAGGTACGCAATTAACCAAAAGTCTCCGTTTGAGGACGAGCAAGATGGTAACGCAATTGTGGAGCCGGTTATTTTTGAGAATGGTTTTCTTAGGGTTCCTAGAAACAACCCTGCACTTCAACAGTTTTTGTTCTACCATCCTTTGAATGGAAGGACATTTGTGGAAGTTGACAATGAAAAAGATGCGAGTCAAGAGGTTGAGATACTCAATGCAGAGGTTGATGCCTTGGTTGAAGCTCGTCAGCTGAGCATAGAGCAATTGGAAACCATGACTAGGGTATTGTTCTCTAAAGACCCATCTAGGTATACCACCGCTGAATTGAAGAGGGATATTCTTGTTTACGCTAAGAGGGACCCTAGGGGTTTCCTTAATGCAATAAGCGACCCAATGCTTAAGTTGCAGTCAAATATCCATGTATTCTTCGAGGAAAAGCTATTGCTATTTAAGAATGGCAAGAAAGAAGTGTGGTTTAATACCCCAACCAACAAGAAGAAAATGCTAAATGTTCCATATAACGAAGACCCGTATGTCACTGTTGCTCAGTTCCTTAAGACTGATGACGGGATTGATGTTCTTAAAATGCTAGAGAATAACCTATCTCAATAACTCGGTGTTTGGTTAAAGTTTAAATGACGGGGGGTACTTCTGTACCCTCCTTTTTTTTAATTATATTTGTAAAAAATAAACAGATGATTAATTCAGTTAGGAATACTGTTTTGTCCGTTTTGAACAAAAATAATTACGGTTATATTTCTCCATCAGATTTCAATCTATATGCTAAGCAAGCTCAGATGGAAGTATTTGAAGAGTACTTCTCTACATATAACAAGACACTAAACATGGAGAACGCTCGTATGTCGGGCAGTTCATACGCTGACTCCAAGAAGACAATCGAGGAGTGCATTGAGGTTTTTTCAAAAACATCATCTCTTACCCAAGTTACACCTGCAACAAACAAATACTTTTTGCCATCAGCATCTACAACAGGATTTGATTACTATATGATTAACAAGGTGCTTTGTTATGATGCATCAGGAATGAACAGAATATATAAGGGGGAAGCTGAGAAGGTCAATCATAGTAAGATAACCATGTTGCTTAACTCAATGCTTACTGCTCCAACGGAAACATACCCTGCATATACGCAAGAGGGTAATATAATGACCGTCTATCCTTCAACCATAAACCTACCCGGTGAAGTTGATGCACAATACTTTAGGTATCCAAAAGACCCCAAGTGGACATACATTACACTGCTGAATGGTAGTCCTGCATTTGACCAATCTCAATCAGACTACCAAGACTTTGAGGTTCCCGCAGAAGATGAGTACAAGTTAGTTCTTAAAATTTTGCAATACTGTGGTGTCTCTATTAGAGAGAATGAGGTTGTTCAGTTTGGAATGGTACAAGAGCAAATGCAAGAACCAAGCTTTACCGCTAAATAATAAACTATAAAAGATGGCATACATTTCTCAATATCAATACTACGAAAATGGTGGAGTAAACCCTAAAGATGAAAATTGGGGTTCTTACCAATACGTTAGCTTGTATGATATAGTAAATAATTTCTTGTTGATGTACTCCGGCAATCACTCTTTGGTGAATAACGAAGAGCGATTTAAGATTCTATTCCATGCAAAACGTGCGATTCAGGAATTGAACTACGATGCGTTCAAGGAAATTAAGATGCTAGAACTTACTGTTGATGATGGTCTTAGGTATATCCTCCCATCTGACTACGTAAATTGGGTTAGGGTAAACCTTTATAAAGACGGCTATCTTAGACCACTTACTGAGAACATTCAAATACTATCTTCATTAGCATACCTTCAAGACCAAACCGGTAAGATATTGTTCGACCAAAATGGCAACGCATTGTCTCCTGAGCACTCTGAGATTGAAATACAGAGATTGAGGGGTACAAAGAAAAGCATTTACCTCAATCCTCAGAGCATGTACAATGGTCAATATGGTTGGGACACAGGTGGTACTTGGTATTTTGAGTACACACTTGGTGAGAGATACGGGTTAAATACTGAGACGGCAAACGGCAACCCTACATTTGCAATTGATAAGAAGGCAGGAGTAATCAACTTCAACTCAGACATGTATAACCAATCTGTTATACTTGAGTACATCTCTGATGGTATGGAGAATGGTAACGATGCGAATGTTAGTGTAAATAAACTATTCGAGAAATATGTTTATGCGTATATTCAATACGAGATACTAAACTCTAAGCTTGGTGTTCAAGAGTATGTGGTTGCTAGAGCGAGAAAGGAGAAAAGTTCTTTGTTGAGAAATGCTAAAATAAGAATTAGTAACATACATCCCGGCAGATTGCTAATGAATTTGCGTGGAATGGATAAGTGGCTCAAATAATATGGCAAACATTACAAGGAATTTCGTAGCAGGTAGGATGAATAAGGTTGTTGATGAACGCCTTGTTCCCAATGGAGAGTACATCGATGCGATGAATGTTCGCATGGGGTCTACCGAGAACGCAGAAATCGGAGTAATAGAAAATGTAAAAGGCAATGTTGCTCTTACTCAAATAAGGTACATAGACGGAACTCCATTAAGTTCTTCTGCCAAATGTATTGGAGCAATAGACGATAGTGCTAACGAGACTATCTATTGGTTTATTCATGATGAAGCTTTTCCCGTTGGAGATACAGGGAAGCTTGATATGATAGTTTCTTTTAATGTGAACACAAATGTGCTGACTTATCACGTCATCAGCATTGATGATGGTGATGGTGTAAACACCACTCTTAACTTCAATGATAAGTATCTCATAACGGGAGTAGACATTGTAGACAATCTTGTGTTCTTTACTGATGACTACAATCCTCCTAG